ACACATTGACCGAGAGGAGCATCCTTATGGCGAGAATGTGATTGTGGCGATTATGTGCTACACCGGATATAATGTGGAGGATGCGATATTGGTCAATGAGGGGTCGATTAAGCGCGGTTTGTTCAACACGACTTATTACACTACTTATTCGGAGCATGAGGAGAAGAAGCGAACCACGACTACGACGGCGGGCGAAGGCTCCGCTCCTCTCATTAGCAAGCGTTTTACCAATGTGGAATCGGAACCCAACGTAATTGGCTTGAAACCCGGCCATGATTACAGCAAACTCGATAAACACGGACTTATTAAAGAAAACACCGAGGTGGACGACAAGACGATTATCATCGGATTAACGTCCAACAGCGAATTAAAGCCGGATGTGCGTGTGGATGGGTCGAAGACCACGAAGAAGGGGCAGCTCGGCATTGTCGACAAGGCCTTCATAACGGAAGGCGAAGAAGGCGAGAGGATAGCGAAGGTCCGTATCCGCGAAGTCCGCATCCCGAATCTGGGCGACAAAATGGCGTCGAGAGCCGGACAGAAGGGCGTTGTCGGACTCGTTATCGCAGAACGCGACATGCCCTTTACCAAAGACGGCTTGAAACCGGATTTGATTATTAATCCACACGCCCTACCAACACGTCAAACAATTGGGCATTTGGTGGAATGTCTGACGGGAAAAGTATGTGCGATGTATGGCGGTTTTAGCGACTGTACCGCTTTTAACAATGAGGGGTCGAAAGCGGCCACATTTGGACGTCTGTTGCCAGAGGTCGGATATCATAGTAGCGGAACCGATGTTCTGTATAATGGCATGACGGGCGAACAAATCGAGACGGAGATTTTCATCGGCCCGAATTATTACATGCGATTGAAGCACATGGTCAAGGACAAGATTAATTATCGCGCTTTGGGGCCGAGAACGGCTCTAACGAAACAGCCGGTTTCAGGGCGTGCGAATGACGGTGGATTGCGCATTGGCGAGATGGAACGCGATGCGGTCATCGGACATGGAATCAACGAATTTTTGCGCGAGAGCATGATGGAACGCGGGGACGAATATCAGATGGTGGTGTGTAATACGACAGGAACGCTCGCGGTATACAACAAAGCCCGCGACTTGTTCATGAGCCCGATGGCGGATGGTCCTCTCCATTTCTTCAAGAGTGAATCGGGCAAGGGATACGCACTCGATACGGTGACCAAATATGGCCGAAGATTTAGTGTAGTTTCGGTCCCTTATTCATTGAAGCTGTTGATACAGGAATTGTCGGCAATCAATGTTCAGTTGCGGATTATAACAGAGGATAATTTGCAACAGATAGAGTCGATGTCATACTCGGACAATTTAAAACTTCTGACGTTGGACGAACAAATGACGCCGGAGAAGTTTGTCAAAAACATGCGGGCGGCGTTGTCCAAAGAGCCGAATGCCGTGCAGACTCCCGCGGAACCTTTTATAAACGAACCAACAGAACCAACTGAACCAAAAGAACCACAGCCTACTTCTCCTGCTTACGTTCCTTCTCCCGAAGAAGAAGAAGCTCAGGCAAAGAAAGAGGAACCAAAGAAAGAAGAACAAAAAGAAGAGAAGACGGTGTTGGAATCAATCGGAAGCGCTCTGGGGCTTAGTGGGGGTTCCTCGAATCCAATGGTTCAAATCAGAGAGTCTGAACCTCTTGAGCCCCTCCAAACACTCGGCGCCTACGCAATAGACGATTTCAATTTAGGGGATATGGTGTTGTTTCGCCGGTCGGTCGAATTGGGGTTGCCGTACGACCATCCATGGATAATAACAAAGAAGGGCGGGCGTCTAATAACAATCAAATCGGCAAGAAACCAAAGTGGTCTAAACTTGACGCAACACGATTATGTGCAAATAGCCAGACCGGATGAACTAATAAAACCCGACGAATTCGCGCAGTGGGAGGACGCTCGTCAAACGGCGCAAATGAACCAGGAACTCATGATGCCTTACCCTCACCCTCAACCAATGATGCAACAGATGCCACAGCAACAACAGCCCAATATCAATATTCGTGTGGTGGCGGGCGATGACCATTCGCGAAACGATGCTTCGGCACCGGATGGGAATGGCCAGGCGGTTTTGGTGGGAGGAGGCAGCGGACAAGCACAATCGCAAGACTTTAACCAATTGGTCATTCCAAAGACAGGCGGCAAGACAACGGAGAAGAAACAGCCAGAGGAGAAATCGATTATGCAGGGATTGTCCGATTTTGGTAAATTGGTGATTAACAAGATTGCGTAAATAAATAGTATTTTTGTATTCTTCCACACAACAATACTATCAAAAAATTGAATCTGAATGCCCGTAAGAAACGACATAAACACATCCTCTCTCGAATTATAGTATATCTTCTCGACAAACAAACAATGGCATCGAACAACCGCGTCCAAACTATTTACAATTCTCGTGTGAATCTTTTGGCCATTTTGGAATCCATCGGGTACAACGTGGATTCGTATTCAGGGTTTAGCGTAAACGAAATCGACGAACGAATGAAGACAATGCAGCTCGACATGGAACTGCGCCGACCCAACGGAACGGCCGTCTACGTCAAGTATTTGTGTGGAATGAAAGTGCCGGTCAAGGGTCTCAACGCGAAAATCCTGGATGGAATCATCGAGGACCTGTACATCAATTCGCAGACTTTAGAGAAAAAGGACACTTTGCTGTTGGTTATTGACGGCGAGCCGAATGATTCGATGTTGGACCGATTCCGGTATTTGCACGACCATGACGGGTATTTCGTGGTATGCCACAACATTGCCCGGCTACAGTTCAATATTCTGAAACATGAAAAGGTGCCGAGGTCCGAAGTGGCGACGGACGAGGATGTGCGCGAAGTCATGGCGAAATACAACATGACGACGCGACAGCAATTCCCGGAAATCGGCAGGTTCGACCCCGTGGCTTTAGCGCTTTGTTTGCGCCCTGGCCAGATTTGCAAGATATATCGGCCAACGCCTACTGCAGGAACGTCGATGTTTTACAGGGTCTGTGTATAATATAAATATAGAATGAGCGACAATGATGGAACCCAGCCTCTCAATTACAGTGCAAATGATTGGTTTTATTTGAAAAAAGGCACTGGGTCGGAATGCACACCCGGAAAAAATAAAGTCGCGTGTGACAAAAACAAAATAAACGTCAATATGTTGACGTCGCAAACGGATACTCTGGGAGCAGCAATAACACAATATAATGACACCAAAATTCTGTATAATCGCGAATTATTGTTTACGATTAATATTTTTGTTGGGATTGGGTTGCTGATTTATTATATTTATGTGAATGGGGAGGCATTGCCGAAGCTGGGCGATGTTACGACGAAGCTTGGGAGCATTCGGGCTTCCATGACGGGACTAGCGACGTCGGCGATGAGCAAAGTTCCGGCAATCAAACCGCCGGTTCCTGCTTGAAGATTCTAAGGCTAAAATATAACAAATCATAATTATGGTATTTCCGGGAAAAGGTTCATGCAATTCTTCTAATTACACTGAGTATGCGACTTTGTATAATACAAAAATGGGGACCGCTAGAACAAATGGGTCCGGTTCAGTAAACACTAGCGACCCTTCCTTTAATGATGCGGATTACGCTTGTTACGCCAAAAACTCTCTGCAATACCAACGAAACATGTTAGACCCTCAAATTGCGGAATTACACAATCCTCCGAATTCGATTCGAAATGTGTCCGAGATGAACTTCGATGCCACCATGTTATCGGGTGTTCTCTGGGTAATGCTCGGAACCACCGCAATTTATTATGCATTTACAAAGATATAACGGTATTTTTGTGTATAAAAATACACAAAAATAGTATAGATTTGACAAGTAAAAAATGAATCAGTCGACGCATTTAGAATGGATTCCCGAGACAGATGTAAAAACCAGTATGTCGCCCGAGGCCGAGGCCCACGCCGCAACAGGAAATTCCAAGCATGATGATGTGCAAACCCACCGTCTAGGAAATAAGCTGACAGGTGTTGCCGTTTCTTCCGGCGAATCGCCCGTAAAAGAAGGGTTTACGATGACCAGTACGGATGCTAGTGTCACGGATTTTTACAACAAATATACGGGTTCCGCTGCGGGGTACATGAACACAAAAACCGACCGGATTCTGAACACTCCCGTTGTTCCCGGATACATCCCTACTTTAGGCGAAACCCAGACACAAGACATTGCCGATATGATTGAGCGTGAAAACACGACTTTCGTTCTAACGGCCATTGCGGGAGTTTCCGTCGTCATTCTCAGCTGGATGATTCTGTCCAAACCGGCCACCGCATAAACAACAAAACGTAAATATATAATATACTTTTGATTTGATAACCAATGTCAACCGGAGACCAATTTTTTCAAGAGGAAACTGCGAGATTAAATGAAAAAAATGAACAAGTTTCAAAGCTCGCTGAGTCTCAACAGCGCCTAACGCTATTGAATGATAGTTATCGCAAGAGATACGCCAAGTACGTTCAAATTATGATGGTGTTGGTTTTGGCCTACGTTGTACATTTAGGAATGTTGTTATTGAAAAAATCCGCTTTTCCAATTCCGCCTATTTTGCTGGACTTTGGAGAAGTGTTGTTGATATTCCTAGTGGCCTATTACTTGTTTAATGCGTTCTCGACGCTTCTCGGACGCACCCCCACAAATTACGACGAGTTGAATGTGGCGTCGTTGAATGATGGGTCGGGCGTGGACGCTCAATCGATTCTGGATGAGGGAAAACTCTCTGCTTCCACACTCGACCTATCCGGTAGTGGAGATATATGTGTTGGTGAAAAATGTTGCCCAGAGGGATTCGAGTGGAACCAAGCCCTGAATAAATGCGTCATGAAGGCAGGGGGAATTGGTTCGGCGTCGGGTTCTGCTTTTGACCCAACCACCGGCAGGTATCGTTCTTATACAGCGACTGGTAGTACTGTGACTTTCCAAGGGTTTACGACACGTGAATATTCTCCTGTGAATCAACAAGAGGTTCGGACCGATGACCCGTCATTGAAACGTAGTCCGGATGGAGGCAATATTATTCCAACCTATGTAGACACCAGTTTAGAGTTCTCGCCGTTGATGTAAATGCCATTTTGCTACTACTACGTTCTTCGCAAAATACATTATAGAATATATATTTCGATAATAAATGTCCGGTTCTGCAATCGAATATCAAAATAAGAGCATAGAAAAACAGATAACGCAGACGAGTGCCAATGCATCGACTTATTTCGCCAAAGCGAGACACCAGGACAATATGTATCAAGCCGTCAAATATTTCAATCAATCCATGTTAGTATTGTATTTCGTGCTATTCATATTCATACACGGCGTGTTTCTACACCAATATTTAACGGGTGTAAAGCGCAGTGAATTTTATGATACGCTTTGGCTGACCACATTTTTCTTGTATCCCTATTTGATTTATCCTCTCGAAAAAGCGGTTTATTTCGGAATAACCTACATCCTCGCATTGATTTATGGAAAGACATATGTGTTCCAATTCGACCAGTTGCTCTTGGGAACAAATTTCTACAAAAATCCTGAACCTGGAGCCGAAGCCGGTCAACTTTCGAACAATTAAAAAAATCATATGATACGCAACAATATGATTTTTTACACCTTTGGACATTCTAAACGCCGACCCCAAAGGGTCGGCATTTTTGAATGTTGCATAGGCAACGTTACTTTGAGACCGATAATTTACCTTTTACGTATCAATATTTCTGCCGAAGGCAGAAATACGATAAGTAAATCGGCAATTTAATGTCTGGTCGATTGGTTAAAAACTACCCTACGGGAGACCAGCATATAGGGTAAGTTGATAATTTCGATGCTATAAGCGAACCTCCGGTTCGCGGACGGGCATCGAAACCATCAACTAGACCTTAAAGGTCCAAAGGTGTATAACGAATACGACGAGCACCGCCCACTAATTACAATGTGGAGGGTTCCATGACATTATCATCCGCGATTTGTGTCCTTAAGTCGCCGTCGTAGTCAATGCGAGCTCCCGTCCAGCCCTTGCGCCCGCCGCCATTCTTGAATTTCTTGTCCATGTATTTCTGCACCTCCTTGATATCCGGAACCCCGCGGCGGCCATAAGTGGTCTCGAACCACATCTTGAATTCCGTCGACAATTCCGTCTTGGAAATATGGCCAGATGCATCCACAATAACCTTATCCGCAATGAACTCCGCAATGCAATCCTGGCTCTGGCGGTACTCATTGCTCGCGGCCATAACCATCGGACAATCCTGGACTTTACCCATGGCGACGAATGCAATTTCCACCAACATCGACGCAAATGACTCTTTCCAGGTTCCCACACGCTCTTCCAACGACCGGTCAATCTTATACTGGTAAGGCTTCTCCGGGTCATTATCCACAGGATTATCTGTAAAGAGTGATTTGAATGGAACCACACGAATACGACGCCAAGTTCCGTGGTCATTGCTCTGGATATCCATCAAATAGTTGGTCAGGAGAACCATTTCGAATTGAGGGTAAAACTCCTCCGCTTGAGCCATGTAGAGTCCGCGCGCTTGAATCGTATCAATGCCACTAGTCAGCTGTTTGACCACACCATCATTGATGCGGTCGCCCTTCTGCGGTTCTTGTGCAACTGCGAGGCGGAGTCCCTTTAGCGATAATACCTCTGGCATGGCACCTCCGACTTTGCCACGGCGGTCGGTCAACAGATTGATTGCCAGGGTTCCCTTGTATTCGCCCAACACATATTCCATCGCCTTAATCAGCATCGATTTGCCGTTCTGACCATCGCCGATATAAATATTCCATGTCTGGTTCGGGAGAATGCCAATCATCGACGCCGCCAAATGCTCCCACATGTAATCGTGGATTTCCTGGTCAGGGAACAACTTGCGCATGAAATCGCGAATATCCTCCACGATTTTCGGGTCCTGCTCCGTCTTTGGAATATAGTTGATTTTTGTGCATTTAGCCAAATAATCCTCCGGAGTGGCGCGGCGGAACTGCCCCTGCTTGAAATCGACCACGCCATTCTCGAAACACGTCAGATAAGGATTGGCGTCCAGCTTCTCCAAGAACTCCGAGTCGTAGAACAATTCTTTCGCCTCCGTCATAATGTTCTTCTTGTCCGATGTCTGCCCTAGACGCGAAGCGACGGCTTGCATTTTCTCGAAATATTTGGTTATTTTTTTCACTTTGCGTGGGTCTTCATCTTCCGGTAAATTGTCGCGCAGGTCGGAGTATTCGCGCGCCTTTTTCGAGTAAAGAGCGCGTAATTCGGTGGAGATGACCTTGCGCAAATCGACACCGGCATCAATGCGCTTCCACCTCGGCTCGTCATACTTGAACCACACATTGTTGGTTATGCTCACACACTTGTATTCATAGCCCTTCAAGGTGAACAACACCTGCGCCAAATCATAGTCGGTGGTCCCACGGCGGTCCACTTTCGCGTCCTCGTCGATGTCCTCATAGCCGCCCATAATCCGGTCCATCTCCGCCTCCGCGCACCTGATTTTGACCGCGCGGTATCCCTTCGGCGCGTCGTCTTTGCACCAGTATGGAATCGAACGGATGGTGATGCCATCGGTTCTCGAGTCGAATGAGTTCCATTTATCGAGCAATCTGCCCACATCCCAATCAAAGGTCGACGATTTTGCGCTAAATGCCAACCAAAGGATGAAACTCGTTCCGTCGGTGTTTTTCAAAGCCATCGCCACTTTTACCCATTTTTCGTAAGAACCCTGCTCGTAATAGAAGGAAGGCAATTCCATGATGTACCAATAGGCCTCGACAATCCGCCAATTCGAGGTCTTGTTCTTCTCCAAATACTCCGCCAACGGCTCGTCCAATTCATCTTGGTTTCTGATACGCAACAACGACGCATTCTGTTGCAAATCCGCGTCGGAAATGGGTCGTGTTGACGCGCCGGGTTTTGGTTTGGATAATGGCATGTTTTCGATGACTCGCAAGAAATCACCGCGATAGATGAATTGAGGATGTGTTCTTGTTCTAGCTGACAATTTAGGCAATAATTCTGTCCAGTTTGTTTTCCACTCCGGTGAATCCTTGGAAATGCAATCAATTGTTGGCTGTCTGTCGGTCTCGTCATATCCAACTGTGTACCGGTGTGTCAATTTGTAAGGCTCGTATCCGGGTTTTCTGGAGCCGTAGAGTTGCCAGCCGACCACGCCTTTTGCAATTCCTTCGTCCAACACTTCCGGCCAAGTATTTGTTATGGGTAGACTGTTGCCCCACATCTCGGCGAGGCGAGGAACAATGCGCTCCCTCAACACAATTTGTGCGCGGCGTTCAGCCGTGATTCCGATGACCAGATGGAGACCGTCTTTCGTTTTTTTGTCCGCATGCACGCGGTTGATTTCATCTTTTTCTAGGACAAATATTTCATAGACGGATTCGGAGTCGAGCTGGTACATGCGGATGATTTCTTCCGCGTAGGCGCCGACCAAATCGTCGATGTGGTCTTTTTCATACTGTCTTTCTTCTGTTTCATAGCTGAACCGGAAATCCAAATCGACCAAAATCGGACCCGTGTCCAATTGCGTTTCCGTCAAATATTCTGCGGCACCCGGTTCCACGACTTCCTGCCTGTATTTTTCGAGGAAGGCAGGATAATCTAGGTCGGAAATCGAGTAAGACCCGCCATAAATGCCGAGGTCTTTGCTGCCGATTCGCGTGTTGGTGATTGGTTGAGGTTCTTTTCGACGATTCGCATTTAGAAACGTGGATAATTCAGAGGTCATGTTGCGGTACGTTTTAAATGCGAAAGTTGGTAATTGGTATATTAATGAATGTCATATTTAACTTGTTTCGATAAATCATTGGATTCAAAAGGATTCAATTTTTGCAAAAATTGAACCCGTAAAACAAGTTAAACAAATGGCAATATAAAGTATAACTGTCGTTCTTTACCAAACTTTCCATTCATTCCAAACAATGAGATTCTGTGTTAATTGCAACAATAAATTGTATACAAGCATAAAGGGCGAGCAAGCCGACAAATTGGTTTATTATTGTAGGAATTGTTCTTATGTGGACGAGGAAATCGGAGAAGAGGGAGTCGTTGTGTTGAATTCGCAGTTGAAGCGTGGTGAGCAGCAGTTCAATCACATTATCAATCGCTACACAAAACTCGACCCGACTTTGCCGCGGATTTACAATATGCGCTGTCCGAACATCGCTTGCAAGACGAATGTGGACCAGGTCGAGAAGCCGGAAGTCATTTATATGCGCTATGACGATGAAAACATGAAGTATTTGTATTTGTGTGTGGAATGTGATACTTTCTGGAAAACGGACGATCGCAAGTAGGGGGCTCTGCCCCCCTACGACCCCCCGTTTAGACGACGCCTTCGGAGTCGCTTTTGATGCGCACCTACGGTGCGCATAGAGAGAAACCCCATGAAATATACAAATAAGAGCCTACTCCCTCGCTTATAGGAATGGAAATGGGAATAGACGGGAATGAAAAAAACAATAAAAAATTGAACAATATTTTTATTGTTATCGTGGAATCCATTTAGAAACAATACGACAATACTCTATAAGCACACAATCAAACATGTCTGATTACGGTTCTGAATCCGAAGAAGAGTCTGTTCACTCCGAAGAAGAGAAACCCGTTGTAAAGAAAGGGGTTCCCGGTGCCGTATCATTAAGAAAAGAGAAAAAAGGTGACGATTCCGACGTGTCCAGCGTGGCCACCGACGACGACGAAGAAGCGAATAATCTGTTATCCGACACAGACGATGTTAGTGACGACGAAGATGCCCCAGAAGACGAAGACGCGATGTTTGCCGACGACCGTCCTGCCAAAAAAGGGAAATCAAAAGCCCAACAACAACCGGACGAAGACGACGAATTCCAGTTCGGGTTCAATTCGGACGACGAAGATTCAGAAGACGATGCCGACGACGAGGATGGCAATGCCTATCTACAGAAACTCGACGAATCAGTGAGAGAGCAGACCATCGCCAATCACCACCCGGAGTTGCTCGTCAGTAATTACGAAGAAGTGGATGCATTGACCGCCATTGTGCGCGACGAACGCGGCATCATTATCGACCCGTTGCACCGTACTCTCCCCTTCATGACAAAATACGAGAGGACGCGCATTTTGGGCGAACGTGCCAAACAAATCAATGACGGGGCGAAGACATTTGTGGAGACCGACCCGTCCGTCATTGATGGTTATTTGATTGCTTTAGCCGAATTGCAACAGAAAAAAATCCCGTTTATCATTCGTAGACCGCTCGCCAACGGCGCAAGTGAGTATTGGAAGCTGAAAGACCTCGAAATGATTATTTAGACATTAGAATATCAAAATATACATAAACCTACATTCTTACAAAGAATCATCCACACTAATAATAGTGTAAATGATTTATTTTTCATTGCCGTCGTCGCCAAAAAACGCATTTGAACATATTCATGTATCGGTCTCCGCGAAAGAGCCGCGAGCCGCCATTTCGCAAAGTATCGCGTTCTACATGAACGAAATCAAGGAAAAAATCGCGTCCCGTGAAAAAGACTGGGACGTTATCAAAAAATACACAAATCCCTATGAATACATACATTCTGTGGTTCCTCTCAGGAAAAAGTCCATCTCCAAATACAAGCCCATCTCGCGGTCTTATTTCAAAATGATTGAAATATTGCGCGCCTTTCGCGTCGACGACCCGTTTTTGCCGAATTACAAGCCGCGGCCAATCAAAACATTCCATTTGGCCGAGGGGCCGGGTGGATTCATCGAGGCGGTCTGCAATAAACGCGCCAATCCCCTGGACTCGTATACCGGGATGACCATTTTGTACGATGAAACCGACGACAATGTTCCGGCTTGGAACAAGACCGAATATTTCCTCTCGAAAAACCCGAATGTGCGCATTGAAACGGGGGCGGACGGAACGGGCAACATCATGCGATTAGATAATTTCGACCACTGTGTAGCCAAATACGGGGCATCGATGGACCTCATCACCGCCGACGGCGGATTCGACTTCTCCCAAGATTTCAACAAACAAGAACTAATCATAACGAATTTGCTGTGGGGCCAGACTTGTTATGCGCTCTGCATGCAGAAATATGGCGGGAATTTCGTGTTGAAAATATTCGACTGTTTTTACGAGCAGACGATTGACATCATGTATTTGTTGTCCTCGTTTTATCAAGAGGTCAATGTGTGTAAATTGCAGACGAGCCGGCTAGGCAATTCGGAAAAATACTTGGTTTGTCGGGGGTTTCGTATGACGGATAACCGGAGTTTTTTGTCGACGGTGCGCAGGTCATTTTACATGGTATGTCAAAACGAACAAATCCGTGTTGCGCATTTGTTGGAGTCTTGCAT